CTATTCCAAGAAAAACTATCGGTGCTCAAGAACTCATTATGGATCTCTTGAAAGAAAGAGCAGAGACTGGTAGAATTTACATTATGAACATTGATCACTGTAATTCTCACTCTTCCTTTATGGATAAGGTTGAGATGAGCAACTTATGTGTTGCTGGTAATACAAAGATTAAAGTAAGAATTACTACTACTAAAGAAGTTGTTGGCAATACAACAAGCACATATCGTCTTCCTCCCCTTGAAATTGAAATTCAACAACTTCAAGAATTTATTGAAGAAGGTTTGCCTTTGGATTGCATAGAAGTTCTTTCTCGTGATATTGACACTGGTAATCAAGAAATTGATTATCATCAAATAACTGCATTTGCTCAAACATCACCAAAAGCAAAAGTAATGAAAATTACTGATGAAGAAAGTGGTAAGAGTGTTGTTGTTACTCCAGATCATAAAGTTTATACAAAAAATCGTGGATATGTGATAGCAAAACATCTTAAAGAAACTGACATTCTAAATATTATTTGATTATTATAGGAAGTGTAATGTCTATATTTTATAAATAGTTATGAGATTACACTTCCTATTATGAGATCATATATTGTGTATAAAATTACCAATAAGAAAAACGGAAAATCTTACATAGGAAAAACTGAATACTCTTTAGAGCATCGTTGGAATCGTCATTTATCATCAGCAAGAAATGGTTCTAAATTTAGATTTCATTCTGCGATTAGAAAATATGGTGAAGATTGTTGGGACTTATCAGTGATTGAAAACTATCAGACTGAAGATGAAAATTTTATCAATGAAAAAGAATCGCACTTTATCAAACTTTTTGAAAGTGATACTAAAAGGGGATATAATGCTACTTCAGGTGGAACTGGTGGTTGGATGCTTCCCAGATGCTCACAGGAGGTTCAGGAAGAATGGAAAACTGGTATTTCTATAAGAACTACTGGTTATAATAATCCAAATTATTCTGGACTCACTGATGAACAACTTATAAAAATAGGAATAAAATTTGCTAAAAAGTATGGATTTATTGGTGGCAGAAAAAGAATAGTTGATTTTGCTCTTAACGAATTAAATATAAAATTTCCAAAACATTTTTCCAAAAATAGATTTGGGGGAAAGCATCAAAACTTTTATAAATGTATTGAAGAACAAACTGGATTAGTGTATAATCCTTATTATAGAGATGAAACACAGAGAAAACTTGCTAAGCAACTTTTAGAACAAAACAGGAGAAAAAAATGCTAAAGATTGAATATCTCGAAGAAGAAATCCCAGTATATGATATTACTGTAGAAGGAACTCATAATTTCTTCGCAAATGATATTCTAGTTCATAATTGCCAAGAGATTACACTCCCAACTAAACCTCTTCAACATATCGATGATACCAGTGGTGAAATTGCTCTTTGCATTCTTAGTGCTATCAATATTGGTAAAATCAGGGATCACGAAGATCTTCGGGTTCTTTGCGATCTTGCTGTTAGGAGTCTTGATGAACTTATTGATTTTCAAGAATACCCCGTCAGAGCAGCAGAAATTGCCACCAAAGCACGGAGATCACTTGGAATTGGTTATATTGGACTCGCACACTATCTTGCCAAGCATGGTTGGAACTATGATGAAAAGCAAGCATGGGAACTTGTACATGATCTCACAGAGGCATTCCAGTATCACTTAATTCAAGCAACCGTCAATCTTGCAAAAGAAAAGGGTGCTTGTGGGTATAGTGATCGTACCAAATATGGTCAGGGAATTCTTCCGATTGATACATACAAGAAGGACGTAGATGAGGTTGTGCCAAATGAGCTTCACTATGATTGGGAGGGTCTTCGGGCACAGGTACAGCAGTATGGAGTTAGGAACTCAACACTGTCCGCACAAATGCCTTCAGAGAGCAGTTCCGTTGTGTCAAATGCAACCAATGGAATCGAACCACCTAGAGCATTCCTGTCCATTAAAAAATCAAAACAAGGACCTCTTAAGCAGATTGTTCCGCAGTATAATGCACTGAAGAACAACTATACATTGCTTTGGGATATGACTTCGAATAAAGGTTATATCAATATCGTGGCAGTGATGCAGAAGTTCTTTGATCAGGCAATTTCTGGAAACTGGAGTTATAATCCAAAACACTACCCCAACAATGAGATTCCTGTGTCTGTAATGGCACAAGATCTTTTAACTACATATAAGTACGGTTGGAAAACCAGTTACTATCAAAATACTTATGATATTAAGACTGATGAGGTAGAAGAATCTACCGAATCACTTGATGGTTTAATTAGTCAACTAGAAGCAGCAGAGGAGGAAGACTGTGAGTCTTGTAAGATTTAAGACAAATAAAGAGGAACGTCCAGTGGTCGATTCTATGACCGTATTTAATTCTGAAGAGGTTGACACCAAAAAGCAACCAATGTTTTTTGGAAAACCTCTTGGTATACAGAGATATGATTCTTACAAGTATCCAATCTTCGAAAAATTAACCACTCAACAACTTGGATATTTTTGGAGACCTGAAGAGGTTTCCCTTCAAAAAGATCGTGGTGATTATCAATCACTACGATCTGAGCAAAAGCATATCTTTACTAGCAACCTGAAGTATCAGGTTATGCTTGATTCTGTGCAGGGAAGAGGTCCTGGTATGGCATTTGCTCCATACTGCTCTCTTCCCGAATTAGAGGCATGTATGAAGGTCTGGGAGTTTATGGAGATGATCCATAGTCGTTCCTATACCTACATCATTAAAAATGTTTATTCTAATCCATCAGACGTTTTCGATACGATTCTTAAAGAGGATCGTATTATGGAACGTGCTGTGAGTGTGACACAGGCATACAATGATTTTATTAATCATGCACATCGTTATGATAATTCTGATGATTGGATTCATGCATTAGAGCAAGTCCCCACCGCACTCGAAGGAAGGTATGAACTCAAACGCAAACTCTATAGAGCAGTTGCAAACGTTAATATTCTTGAAGGTATTCGCTTTTACGTATCATTTGCTTGCAGTTTTGCTTTTGGCGAACTCAAGCTTATGGAAGGAAGTGCAAAAATCATCTCACTCATCGCAAGAGATGAAAATCAACATTTAGTCATCACTCAGAATATTCTGAAGAATTGGTCGAATGGTGATGATCCAGAGATGAAGAAAATTTCTAAGGAAGAAGAACCTTGGTTGATTCATACTTTTGAGAATGCCGTAAATCAAGAGAAACTTTGGGCAGAGTATCTGTTTAAGGATGGATCTATGATTGGATTAAATGACAAACTGTTACAACAATATGTTGAGTGGATTGCAAACCGTAGAATGAAAGCAATCGGACTGAGGCCAATCTATGATGTACCTGCAAAGAATAACCCACTACCTTGGACAGAGCATTGGATCTCTTCTAAAGGTCTTCAAGTGGCACCTCAAGAAACAGAAGTTGAATCCTATATTGTCGGAGGAATCAAGCAAGATGTCACCAAAGATACCTTCGCAGGATTCAGCCTTTGAAGAAGTCTGGAAAGAAATGGATGATATAGATCCATTAACCACTAAAATATCCAAATGTAAAGGTAATTGTAAATGTAATTGCTTAAAATCTGAAGATGCTTTAAAAGCATATAAAGAAGCAGCAAAAGCAGATGATTATCTGTTTGGAGAATACAATGGATATGAAGCATATGAGGAGGGTCATTGAGACCCTCTTTTTTTATAAATATCCTTATAAAGGGTAATTTAAGAATTAAAATGAAAGCTTTATCTCAATCAGAATATGGAGAACTTAGAAATCTCTATGAAAGCATTTATACTCCTAAAGTAGATATTGCAGAAGAACTTCTTGATGAAATCTTTGATGAGTTGGTTGATGAATATATCGAAGAAGGATACTCTGAAGAAGATGCAATTGAGATTGTCGATGAGGCAATTGATATTTACATCGATGAGTCTCTCTGTGAAGCAAGTGATTCATATTATGATAGTGCCGTGAGAGCATCGAAGAAGGCAGCACAAGGCATTGATAAGGCAGCAAGACAGAAGAGGAGAGCAGGTCAGGTTAGATATGCCAAGAGAAAGGCAGGAGAGGCACTGAAGAGGGCAGGAGATAAGGTAAAGGGTGCTGTTGCTGGTGCTCAGATTGCTGGGTCTATCGCAAAGGATGAGGCAAGAAGAGCAGGTCGTAAGGCAGTACATGCTGTTACAAGTGCTCCTGGAAAGGCAAAGGCATCGGTTGACAGAAAGAAGAAAGGCATCAAAGGATTCATCAAGCGTCAGGCACAAAAGGTTGTTGATCGCATGAGTGAAGAACTAGAAGCAATTGGAGAAGATTCACGTCGTATGAGCAATAAGCAACATACTCAAC